ATACGGCGACATCAAGATGCGCGTTGCAACAAACTGAAGCTCAGTTGGAACGATGAGCTTCGTGATCTGTGCTGCGATCGGGATGCCACGGTCGTCGTCGAACTCGGAGATGTCAATCGCCGCCTGCTCAAGAGACGCTTCCGCGAGATCGGCAGGTGTCGCCAGGGTGTTCGCCTGGACTCCACCACCGAATTGCGGATGGCTTGCTGAGAACAACGGTACTCCGTCGCCGCCAAGGAAACCTGCGTCGAAACCGTTATTGATGATGTCAGCACCTTTGACTTCCTTGGTGTGCTGGAGAGATCGTGCAAGGGCTCTCGCATACTTGTTGCCCAGGCTGCCGTACAGTCCGTCTTCCTCGGCTTCCTCAGTGATGGCGAACGCCAGAGCGATCGTCTCATGAGTGTACCGGGCCACGTAACTTTCAGCTCCCTGGTCGTATGCCACGCCTTCGCCTTCAGGCTTGACTGGCGCACCAGCGAATCCTGCGAGCAACACGTCTTCCTCGAATGCTTTCATCGATCGCTCGATGTCGAAGATGTCGCGCCACTCCTCTGGATACCGCTTGTACTCCATGCCGAAGACTGCGTTTAAGCCTTCCTGCAACTGTTTGCGAAAGTCACTTCGATTCATAGCCATGATTAGACTCCCGCTGCTGCTAGTTGGCCGTAACTATGGTTGTTGATCAGAACGCGAGCCTTCGCGAACTCACCATAGTCATTCTCAGGGATTCTCGACAGACCAAGAATACGCAACTGACGCGCCGAAGCGGCCAGTGTCGTTTGGTCAAGGAGAGCCGCTGATCGGCCTGTAAATGCGTTCCCCGATCCAGCAACAAAGTTGGCTAACTGACCAACATCTGCTGCTACCAGGCCACTTGCTGAGCTGACCTGTACGATGAATTCACTCCTTGGATCATCGTAAACGAGGGCTTCTGGATTGTCGTCACCACGCTGCAATCCAGTACCAACGGTGCCGCTTACCCAGTTCGGTTTGAACTGGACATCCCCATTGGCATCGGTATATCGCACACCGGCAAAGATTCCTGTGATCAGGAGTGCATTACCGGCTGTCGCGAGATCGATGGTTCGGCCAGATCCAAGCAGGACAACAGGGTCGCCTGCAAAAATATCTGACGCTAAACCGTTCGCAATCTCATACGAACCTAGCCTCTGAGGAGTTCCGCCTGCACCGTGGCGAGTGGCTGTAAAGCCAAACGGTCGATCCACGTTCGTCATTCGGATACCTCCGGTTAATCATCATCGGCAACCTCCACTCGTCGAGGGGGAGCCGCCGAAACCCTGGTGCGACTGGTGGATTCGATCGGACCAAAGCCCGATACGTCCTCCTTGGACACACCCTTTAGTTGGCGCTCGATTGCCTGGTTCTGTCTCCGCTGCTTGTCACGGAAAAACTTCTTCCGTTGAGCGTGAACTTTCGTAGGCATCTCGCATAGGATCAAATCCTCTACGCCGATGATTTCCCCGTACTGGTCGAGATTGATGGTCGGCAGTGAACGATCTGACAAACTTGATGCTTTGACAGGTCTCCATCCTTCTCGTACTGCATTTCTCAGTCGGGCGGTATCGCGAACAGTTCCAAGACGTATCCGAATGAAACGATTCACATAGCCTTTCCTTGCTGGTGGCGCATCCAAGTCTGAATGTCTGCGCCATTCCGTGACTTCATTGTCTGACTCCGTGTCGTAAAGCTCATCCATCTCCCTGTCCATGTTCTCCGCTTCATGGACCTTTTCATCTCCGTGCGTAAGTTGCTCCGGTGCGTTCTTCTGCTCGCCGGATGCCTTCTGTCCCTTAGTTGATTGGTTCCTCCGTTTCTCTGCGGTCTTCCGCGCTTCTGCTTTTGCATTGGTAGCCATTAGTCACAACCCTCCAGGTAGTTTTCAACCGCTGATGGATCTTCCGGATCCAGGCCAAAGGCTCGCATGTTCGCAACCCTGGCACGGCTCAATGTCTTACCTTTTTTCTTCTGACGACGCTTTTTCGTTTTGGCTACGCCACCACGATCGCCTTCAGAAACCGGGCTCCTTCGCCTGGCTCGTTTCTTCTTCGCCTTGCGGCGAGTCTTCGAGGGAACCGAAGCGAATTCGTCTTCCTCATCCTCATTGAGGTCAAGGTCGAGATCATCTTCTTCGTACTCCTCGTCCGCTGTATGCACAACGATGCCTGGATACTTATCCTCGACCAGCGTTTCAAGCTGCTCGTAGAAGTCATCCTCGGTGGGCTTATAACCTTTCTTCTGCAAGGCGAGATCCGCCTTACGAACGAATGCTCGAACGTGTCCGAGATCTTCGTCGTCCCACCACTCCTGTTCCCCGATCCATTCCATGGCCCTGGGAATGACCTTGGGCTTCTCATCCTCACCCTCGTCCAGGTCATCAGGTTCGTCGTGTTGGGCTTCCAACTCCCGTTTCCGATCACGTACATCCGCAGTCAGCTCACCCATCTGTCGAGTGAGCGAAGCGACTTCTTTACTGTCGCCTTTTTCCATCGCAGCTTCAATCTGCGCTTCCAGGGTTTCGACCTTGCCGCCGAACTCATCTTCGATAGCATCAGTCTTCCCTGACTTTTCCAGCTCAGCAATCCGTTTCGTTAGCTTTGAAATTTCCTCGCCAGCTTCTGCTTTGGCGGCTGCTATCGATCGGTTAGCATCTCGCTTGATTCCGACCAGGCGCTTACGCATTGCCTTGGTCATCTTCGCTGGACTGTATTCTCCCTCGTCGTCCAGCTCGCCATCGTCGTCCTGGGCTTCCTTGTTCTCCAACTCCTCGTCTTCGTCGTCCCTGGCTTTTGTGTCATCGTGACGCTCGCCCTCGGTTAAATCCTCATCTTCGAGTCCAAGCTGATCAACTACGTTTTGTGGTATCGCATCCGTGTTCCGTCGCAGATCTTCAAAATCGTATTCGATCTTTTCCCGTTGCGTATTAGCCATCCTCGCTCTCCTCGTCCGCAACGACTCAGTGTCGCTGATAATACTCCGTGCGCTTCTCCTGTCAAAGAGACATGCAATCGAACAGCTCAGGATGTTCCGTCACGCACATGATCTGCGTGTCAGAAAGAATCACCCAAAGGGTTCCATCCTGCGTTCGTAATCTCTCGCCATCGTGCGCTCCAAACTGCACCCAGTCTCCAACCAGGCATCCGTGCGCGTTCTTGAGGTCCATCTGCGACCTGGTGACAGCCGTGTAACACAACGGTCCCATTGATCGAACCATTCCAACGTAGCTCGCAAACTCCTGGTCTTCCCGATACTCATCCGGGATCACAATGTTCCCGGCAGTTGTCTCAGGCGGCTCAGCAATCTGCACTGCAATGCGCCACAGGTCCATCTGTCCTGGATAGTCCCTTGGTTCAAACGTGTCTAAAAATGTTGCGTCATGCTGCTCTGGTACTTCCGCTTCAGAGTTCATCCAATTCTTCCTCTCCCTCAACTTTCGCAAGGAACTCCCTGGTAATGTCCTGGATCCAGCGAAGCTCGCTATTCTTTCCGCAGAGCTTCATGTACTGGTCGTGGCTTCCGCCTTTATCCATCTGGACATGATTTTCTTCCAGGCGCTCCCTGGCTCTAGTGAGGATGAGTTCTGCTATCCGAAGTGCAGACATATCATCCTCCCGCTTGGTTACATACCGTCTCCGGTTTGCTGGTTTTTGCCCATCGCTCCACGAGCTTTAGGCTTCACCTGACCAGTGCCCATCGTGCTTCTGGCCGTAGACTTCCTGGCCTTCGGCTTCGTTGCATTGGTGTGTCCCTGGTTAGGCGGCTTCTTTCCGAGGCCCTTCATTAGTAGCTGCCTTTGCCCTTGCCACCGACACCATCGGCACCTGTTCCGGTCTTCTGGTGTTTACCCATTGTCCCGGATACAGAATGCTGACCTCCGCCTTTGACAGTGCTTACATCTTTCGCACTCTCGCCCAGCGTTTTGTCGGCACTTGGCTTTGGATACTTCTCATAATCTGTCATGACAGATCTCCTCACCTCGCGTCAATCTTACGGGCTCGACGCTTACCCTTTTTCTGTTTCAGCCGCAGCAGCTATCGCACTCATACGGAACTGCTGCTGGTTTTGACCACCGGAGTATAGCCTGGAGATCAATCTGAGCAACTGTCGAAATCC